CCATCATATTAATGAAGATAAATTAGATAATAGACTAATTAATCTTTTTTTATGTTCAAGAATAGAACATAATAAAGCACACGTTGCTTGACAAAAATCAACATAGTACGCTACAATTAACTAAGCTTAGACAAAGGATTATATGAGTAATGATTTAAAATGGATGCTATCATCTGATCAGCAATTCCCATATCAAGATGATAAAGCCATTGAACTTTGGTTCAAGGTTATGAAATGGTTTAAACCAGATGTTGTTGATTATCTTGGAGACACAGATGATCAAGCATGCTATAGCAAATATACAGAAGGAAGATCTGCAGAGTTTTTAAGACTTCATAAGGACGACAGTAAAGATTTAATCTTGCCTATGATGAGACATGAAGCAAAAGGTGCAAGAGATTTTTATGCAAAGACTCGTGAGATGCTTCCAGATGCTCAACTATTTTCAGCTTTGGGAAACCACGATATTAGAATTTTTAATTATGTAGATGCAAAGCTTCCAGATTATATTAATGATGTAACACCAGAAGCTTTATGGTCATTAGACTCACTTGGCTATGATTATATTTATTATAATGAATTGCCTAGACAGCGCTTTGGAGACATTCATGTTCATCATGGACTTTCAATTGCTGATTCGGGGGCGGTAAGAAAAGATGTTCTTGACCTACAAGTATCTTTAATTAGAGGACATTCACATAGAATCGCATCGCACTTTGCAACATATGAGTTGCCAATTGCAACAGGTGGCAGAACTCTTCGTGGATATGAAATTGGTCATATGTGTGATGAAAAATCTTCAGGAATGAAGTACACACAAAATCATGACTGGCAAAAAGGTTTCGCAATTGCACATATTGAAAATGGGAAACACCCTCATGTGCAAATTGTGGAAATTTCTCGTGACTACACATGTTATGTAGACGGGAAACTATTCTCTATATAAATAGGGGAAAAAAATAGATGAAAAATTATAAAGAAAAGGGTTTCAATTCCCGCCTAATTAAGGCATCATCTATCTATATCTTAAAAGGAGAAATAAATGAACGCAAAGACAAAGGCTCTATTTGAGCATTATGTTATCTCAACAATTGTTGCAGGAGTAGCAATTTGGCAGGGTGGAAATCACCACCTTAAGCAAGTTGCATGGGCAGCAGTAGTTGGTGTATTTGGTCCAGTTCTTAAGAGTGCTTACGAGCATCTTCAGGCAGCATCAGCAAAGTCAACAACACCAGCAGCAAAGTAAGCTATAGATAAAACTTAATAATGCTTAATTGTAAAAAGTGCACAGGACGAGTATTCGTTGATAGAGTTTATTCCCAAAACCTACGGGTTGAATTGTTTTGTGGACTTTGTGGGAAAAGATGGATGATAAGAAGAGACAACAGGTTTGGTTCATGGTTAGCAAAAATAGAGGAAACTCTGCAACACGGCTACGGTATTTCTATCTAAACCAAAAGTTGCACAAAGTTTTGCGAAGATCAAGGGCTGAGGACCTTTTAGTTGCTTGGGATTATCAATTAGGTAAGCGTGTTGCTTACAGTTTAACAGACGTTAACAAAAATAAGCAGCACGCTTACTCCATTTCCGAAGTTGTAAAAATAATTGGAAAACATGAAGATACAATTAAATGGCATTTATATAGAGGAGACTTAAAGTTTCCACAAAGAGTATATTCTCTTAATGGTAAAAAAACTCCAGGAAAATATTTTTGGAGTCAAGATGATATTAGGAAAATGCATGATTTTTTTAAAACAGTTCATAGAGGTAGGCCTAGAATTGACGGTAGTATTACACCTGGTGATATGCCATCAAGAGCTGAAGTAGAAGCTATGATGAAACAAGAAAATATTTTATATGTTAAAAATAATGACGGGGAATTTGTCCCAGTTTGGAAGGCACCAGAATGGTAGATAATAAAATAAATAAAGATGCTAAACATGTGTTAGATCAATCATTAAAGGTTTTAGAATATTCTATGGATCTGGCTTTACAAAAGGACGACCTAGATGCTATGATAGCGATATCTGACCGTTTGATGATGTTGTATCAACATCTTTCAGATAAAAATCCAAAAAAGTTTAAGCCAGGATTTGCATTAGTTGAAAAGGAAGATAAAGATGAGCGACCAGACGAGCATTAGAGTTGACTTACAATTTACACGCAACTTGGGTAATTATGAAAATATTAAAATTGGTATTGCGGTTGAAGATTTTAAACGACAAGGCGAAAGTACTGGCGAAGCTACAGATAGAGTTTATGAGTTTGTAGAAACAAAATTAATTGAAAAAGTTAATGAGATTGAATTGGAACTAAAAGGTAAGAAATGACAAAAGATGAAGCAAAGTTGGCTTACGGCTTAGTTTCACTTTATTGTGTTTTATATAAGGAAGCTTATAAAAAACCAGCGGTTGTAAATAAATACCGTGAAAAGTGGGCTATGCAAGATGTTATAGACAGTGTTGGATATGACAGAGCAAAAGTTTTGCTTGAGTATTATTTTAAAGTTTCTAAAACTGGCCATTCACTATCTTGGTTTTTCTATAACTTTGAAAAATTAGATTTAACTCTTCAACAAGTAGAAGAAGATAAAACACGTAGAGAATTAATTAGATCAAAAACCAAATCTATGGTTGAAGAAAGGGACAATGAACACTGAGTCCGCAGTCATAACATCGGTATGTAGCAATAAAGATATTTCTACTGTTCTTGCCGAAAATATTGATGAAGTGTTTACTTCTCACAGAGACGTGTGGGAAGGATTAAAGTCTTATTATTTAAAATTTAAATCAGTTCCTGATATTTCTGTTTTGACAGAAAAATTTAAAGATTTTGAACCAGTAAAAGTAAAAGGCGAAACAGCCTATTATCTTGATCAATTAAAAAATGAATATCTTGCAAGCAGATTAAGAAATTTGTTGCTAACATCTGGAGCAAGTTTAAAAACTGAAGCATCTGCAAGAGTCATTGCACAAATGCAGCACGAATTAAACGGGCTTGGCAGACTTACTACAAACGTTAGAGACGTAGATCTTACAGACTATAAAGAAGCAGCAAAGTATTTTGAAGCAGTTCGTACAAGATCTGATGCAATGGGCGGTAGCCCAGGAATTATGACTGGTTTTAAAGCTATTGATTATGCATACCCTACTGGAATGGCTCCAGGACACCTTATAGTTATGATTGGTTGGCCAGGTAAGGGTAAGACTTGGTTCTCCTCTTATTTGGCTTGCAAAGCTTGGGAACAAGGCTTTAAACCGATGATTATATCTCTTGAAATGACTCCAGAAAATATGCGTGATCGTATTTATACAATGCTTGGCTCAGGTTTATTTAAGTCTTCAGATTTTGCAAGAGGCAGCATTGATATGACACAGTTTGAAGACTGGGGTTCAAAAAAGTTCTTGGACAAAAACGGATTTATTCTTGTATCAAATGAAGGTGCGGGACAAGTAACGCCTACAACAGTACAGGCAAAAATTGATCAGCATAAACCAGATATGGTTATCTTAGACTATCATCAATTATTTGCTGATTCAAATAATTCAAAAGCTCCAACTGAAAGAAATATGAATATATCTCGTGAGTTTAAAATGCTTGCTATGAGAAACAATATTCCTGTTATTGATATTACTGCTGCAACTGCAGAAGAAACAGCAGACCATGATTCCCCGCCAATGCTTAATCAAGTTGCTTGGTCAAAAGCAATTGAGTACGATGCTGATATGGCTATTGCTATTCATAAGAATCCTGATTCTAACATAATGGAAATTGTAAGCCGTAAGAACCGCCACGGCACCGAATTTGGTTTATATTTAGATTGGGATTTAAACAGGGGTATTGTTAAAGAAGTTTACGATATACCAATAACTTAATTTATGTAATCATAATCTAACTTGATATAATTATCAGGAAAGATTGGTGATCATGTACCCACGAAAAATACATGACTTTTGGATTAATGGAATTATAAAAGATGATTCTATATTCCAAAGCTCAAGGGAGAATTATGAAAGACTTTTGGTCCAGCAAATGCGAGACAAAGGTTATGTTCCTGTCCTTGACATGCAACCACAATTTAATGTAAAATATAATGAAGAGAAAGATCACTACACTTTCAATCTTGTAATGTATGGAATTTACTTGGGTAAATCAAAAGCATTAAAGTACGAAGGGTTCTCTGGTCAGAGTTTAATACCTAAAGGATAAAAAATGTTAGATGCATATACTAAAGCGGATCTCCGCTCTATTTTGCAATCTTGCGGTATTGAAATAATTTCACAAACTGGAACAGACTTTCTTTGTTTATGTCCATTTCATCATAACACAGATTCTCCAGCTTTTGCAGTAAGTTATTCAAAAGGTCTGTATGTATGCTATAACCAAAGTTGTAATGCAGCAGGAACAGTTTTAGACCTTGTTAAAAAACTAACCCAAAGAAATGATTTTGAGGCAATGAGATTTATTTCTTCAAACAAATTGTCTGAGGCGGAACTTCTTGAGGAAGAACTTAAAGACCTATTAGATGATAAACCTGAATTTGTAGAATACAGTCAAGCAGAAATTGATACTTTACACAATAATCTTATGCAATATATGACTGACGGTAAACAG